AAGTCATCACCCCCATCTCCTGTACTGGGTATAGGGGTAAACTCACCTCCAGCGGTAGACTTTGATAAGTTTGCTAAGTTGTTGGGTATGGATGAGATACCAGTTCCTAAGAAATATACTCCTGCTCCAGCAAGTGCAATGATGCGTGCGCTGATGGGCAACACCAATACTTCGTTCAGAGAAATTCTAAATAAGACTAGGCAGGGTAAGGGGTGTGAGCAGATTAAACTTATCTACAAAGATAGGGATAATTGTTCTGAACCTTTGTGGAGAGCGGGGCTGTCTATAGCTAAGTTCTGCACCGATGCTGACAAGGCAGTACATAAACTCTCTGATGGGCATGAAGGTTACTCAGCGGAAGCTACTACCGAAAAAGTTAACCTTATAAAAGGCCCGTATCTATGTGACAAGTTTGACGAGTTTAGCCCTGACGTGTGCAAGAACTGTATGCACTGGGGGAAAATAAAATCTCCGATAACACTAGGTAACACCATCATAGAGGCTACTGCGGAAGACAATGTGGTCGAGTCTCACTCCGCTACGTTGGCTAATGCGCCAGTGCAAAGCTACACAGTGCCTACATACCCCAGCCCATATTTTAGAGGTGCCAACGGTGGGGTGTACGTACGGTCATCTAATGCCGATGGTGACATTGATGAGAAGATCATTTACCACAATGATCTCTACGTAGTTAAACGGGTACGTGATGCAGAGATAGGCGAGGCTATAGTTATGCGCCTACACCTACCCAAAGACGGGGTGAGCGAGTTCACCGTACCCTTAACCGCAGTTACTTCTCGTGAAGAGTTTCGTAAGCACATGTCTATGCGCGGCGTTGCTGTGAGTAAAATGGATGAAATTATGCAGTACACAACAACTTGGGTTAACGAATTACAGGCTACTGTAGTAGCTGATGAAGCCCACCGTCAGTTTGGCTGGACGAGCGACAAGATGGAGTCGTTTATAGTAGGTAATCAAGAGGTGTTTGGGGATCGTATATCGTTTAACCCTCCAGCCTCTACTACAGTGGCTATGTTCCCTGCCTTTGATCCGAAAGGTACATTAGACGCTTGGATGGAAATGGCTGACTTCTTAAACGTAGAAGGGCAGGAGGCGTACCAGTATGTCATGGGCGCATCTTTCGGGTCTGTGCTGATGGAGCTTATGCCCGTAGCATGTTCGGCGTTTCACATTCACAGTAAAGATTCCGGTCTAGGTAAGACCACCGCATTAGAAGCAGCCCTTACTCCTTGGGGTGACCCATCAGAGTTACTGCTGGGTAAAGAAGATACGTATAACACCAAGATGAATAGAGGTGAGGTTTACCACAGCATACCGTTGTTCCTAGACGAACTTACTAACCTATCCCCTAAAGAACTTAGTAACTTAGCGTACCAGTACGTGAGCGGTAGGCAGCGTAGACGACTGACAGGTAGTGCAAACGTAGAACGGTATAACGGATCAGCTTGGAGCTTCACTTCTGTATCTACTGGCAACGTCAGCCTTATTGAGAAGATAGGATTATACAAGCAAGCACCGAAAGCAGAGGCACAGCGGATACTAGAGTACAAGGTAGACCGCTTGTTTAAGACCGCTGGTAGCAAGGGCAGTACGGATAAGTGGGCATTAGACGTTCAAAAGAACTGGGGCCATGCAGGTATACCGTTCGTACAGTACGTTATAAACAATTTGGACGAGGTTAAAAAGCTATTAAGTGCCGTACAGAAGCGTATAGATAAGCGTGCCGTGCTTACATCAGAAAACCGATTCTGGTCAGCAGGTGCTGCGTGCTCTATTACAGCTTTGATTCTATGTAGACGTATGGGGCTGCTTAACTATGACCCAGAAAAAGTATGCGCGTGGATAGTTACCGTACTGAAGCGTAACAAGAATGCTGTTACTGACATGAACGAATCAGTAGAGCAGATACTTAACGACTACATAGCGGAACATTGGAATAACGTACTGTGGATAAAGAGCACGGATGACCGTCGTAAACAGAATGGCAACGGTATTGACTCGTTGATAATACCTGACGCGGTTCCCAAGGGTAAGTTTGTAGCTAGGTACGAGACCGATGTGAAGAAGGCGTACTTGTTACCTAAACCGTTGAAGGAGTGGTGCGGTAAACAGCAGATAAACTTTTCATCTTTTTACGACGACCTAAATAAGAAGCTAGGTGCTAAGAAGTCCAAGATACGTTTGAGTAAGGGTACGCACATGGATTTGCCCCCTACTGATGTAATCGTAGTTGAGTTTACGGTAGAAGAGGTACAAGAAGAGGTAGAGTTTGATATGGAGAATGTAGACGATGAGTAAGAATTTTTTAGCGGCAATACGTGCCCAGAACAAAGCATTGGAAGTGGGTAGGGAACGAGGCAAACGTACGTACGCAAATGAACCAAACATCACAGTTCGTGAAGAGCGGGGTAAGTTTCGCCGTAACCTAACACCAGAAGAAATTATGTTGGTGTTAAACGCGCAGGAGAAAGGCATACCAAGGGCTAAGATAGCCCAGCAGACTGGATTAAAACCTGCTGCGGTGTACAACATATCGTACAGATACGAGTTGACTCGCGTTGGAGGGTACAAAGTCTTAGGTAGAGATGACTAAAAAAGGCACCGTGAGCAGGGGGGTTATCAAGCACGATGACCTTAACCCAGACGGTGTTCGTGTAGTAGTAAACTGGGAGGGTATGGTGATAGGGGCATCTGTGTTCGTACCCTGCATTAATACCGCACTAGCCACTAAAGAACTTAAAGGTATAGTAAGTTCTAAGGGTTGGGAATCAGTGACTCAAGTACGTGTAGAGGACAACAAACTAGGCGTGCGTCTGTGGAGAACTCTGTGATAGCATTATCAGGCAGTGCAATGCTGCTGGTTCTCCATAACCGGCCCACCCTTCGGGGTGGGTTTTAATAGTTTAAAAACCAAGGTGTATCTTCAAGTTGATCTTCCACCTCTTCTGCATAAGCTCTTAAAGAAGGACTTAGTGTCACGCCGTTATACATGGTTGTAGAAGTCTTAGCGTGCATCTTCATAGACCGTTTAAGGCTATCAGGCGTAATTACTGCCTCTTTACCTTTACCAGAGTGTCTTTGATTATGTTCCATAATCTCTTCCATTACATCAGAAGGGTCTTCTCCCATACGAATAGCTATGTAGTACCGCTTCATCAATACTGACTTGCGTTTAGATACTGTGGTGTCTATCTTCTTCAGGTCTTGGTTACGCTCTTGTGCGTTTGAGTACTTGGCAGGAGCATACCCAAAGAACTTAGCAGTTAACTCTCCAGCGTTCATATCGTCAGTAATTGGATCGCCTCTACGAGTAAGGGCACCCTCCTGCCCAAACCTAACTGATTGTAATATGTTACGGAGAAATGCTGGTGACATAGCTTCTACACCCCTTTGCATTTCACCGCCCATAACATCTCCATACCCCCGCCCAATAGAAGATGCGTACCCTAGTGCTGGGCCACCTATGAGGTCTACAAACTCTTCTTTGTTAGACTTGTTAAAGTCATACTTGTTGTTACCTAAGATTAAGTTGGATAGTCCAATACGTGTTGCTACGTCTACTTCTGCCCCTGCGAAAGCAGTAAGGTACTGCACGCCCCCTTTATATAAGGGATCACCTAAGTATTGACGAGTTAGCGCATCAGCATCTTCTTCTTCGTCATCGTATAAGAATAGGTCAGCTAGTCCTTGTGCAATTCCAACTATGGTAAGGCCTTGCACTCCTGTTAAAGCAAGTACAGCTCCTTGGCTTGCAATAAACTGTTTTCTAGCTATACGTATACTTTCAGCGTCTAGCCCGTTCTCTTTAGCTTGTTTCAGAGCCGCCTTAGCCATCATAAGCTGGTTGTAGTACATGGTGAAGCCATAGGTTTTAAACATCATACCCGCACGCTGTATACCCGACTGAGCGAAACGTGGTGCGGTGTTTAATCCAGCACCGCCATTTAACTGTGCGGTATCGTGCAAAGCTGTAGCCATAGCCGCCCTTTGCTTTTCGGCATCCGTAAGTTTGTCTTCGTTCTTAGCTTTGTTAGGGTTGGTGTTTAGCCTAGCCATTTCATTTAAGAATGCGCCTACTATGGTAGCCTGCCTGTTAAACCGTTCAACTGTATGGAAGGGCAACGCTGACCACTTGTTAAACTTATCAAGGAAGTTATTTAACCCAGAGGCTTTAGGGTCTGCGGCAAGCTCTAAACCTAGTTGATCGGCAAACAAAGATCGGTTTAATAGGCTTCTATCAGAAGATTCTTGTACCAAGTCAAGCATCATACCTAAGAACTCTTTCTTTGACATAGACTTGGTTTTACCGCCCGCCGCAGGCATCTGGTAATAGTTCTTTTCGTCTACTATGTCTTCACGTATTTGCAGTTGGCCTTCTGCATCTGCTGCGTAGTAGTTATCTATAGAAGGCATATAGCTGTTAAGTACATCCTTCTCTCCTTCTACAAGAGCGGTGCTTCCGTACGGAGTAACTTTGTGCGCCAAACCGCTACCTGTAAAGAACTTAGCACCCATAGCCATAGCGGCTGCGGCGGTTGCTGCGTCGGTTCTGCCCGCAAGAAAAGGCAGAATAACCGTAGGTATAGAAGCCGCGTTGTTTAATGCCCCCGCTACGCTAAACCCTAGCGTACCGAAAAAAGCAATTTTATTACCCATGATAGCTAATCTATCTATCCACGAACTAGGAGGGTTTAACGTAAGCTCTACCCGCTTGCCAACCTCTTTAAGTAATATGTTACCGCCTCTACCTTTTATTGTACCGTTCGCAACACCCGCTTTAACTTCTTCCTCTATATTCTGCGCTATTTTACGTATTTCCTGTGCGCCTTTTATAGCTTCAACACGCCTAGCCAAACCGTAGCCCTTTACGTTAAACGCACGCATCGCGTTGTCCGCAGCACCTAACTTGTTTTCTCGTTTGCGGAATGCTTTTAGAAACGAAGACTCAGGTACAGACTGTATAAAGTCATTAACAATACCGTCTATAGTCTCTTGTTTTTTGTCTTTAGCCTCTTTCGTGTCTGCGGGAATACTTGCGTTTAAGGTCTTAATAATTTCTGAAACAAAAGACGTAGGAGGTATATCACTGCTAGTCAGCTTCATTGACTCAATACTTTCTTTTCGCTCAATGCCCGTTATCGTATACCCGTCAAAATCATCTGCTTCTAGTGCAGTGTATGCCCTATCTCTAGCGGCAGGACTTTCAAATGCCTCCACAGTTACTTCGATGGGGCCATTAGTAGGCTTCACGTAATACTTTAACCAGTAGTCTCCTTCACGCAGTAGTGGGAAGTACGGTTCAATTTTGCTTCTATCGAATATGGTTTTCAGCAAGGCGTTAACATTTTTAGTATCCGCAGATTCACCCGCAGCATCTTTTATACGCCCTTTTAGCGCGGCTTGCATATCGTCCATTATCTCTTCGTACGCTGTACGTAGCTGAACGTAAGCTGCTTGACCGTCAGGCCCAAGGTTGTTCCAAGCAGGTCGCTGCGCGTCCCAGATTGCCAGTTTATTTGCGTTGTTTTTGTAGTGATCTCTGTCTTTGGACGGGTCTACTCTGTCCATCGTGCTGTCAGTTGTTAACTCATCAAAGGTTTTAATTACCTCGCCGTTCTTGTTAGCGGCGGCGGCTTTCTTTAATTTGCGGGTTATGTCATTGGCAGTGGCGGTTAACTTGCTGTTTATACGAGCTATTCTAGCGTTCTGTTTCTGAAAGGCCACATCAAGATCGGCTACAGACTCTACACCAAGTATACTACTTGCTTGGTCAGCAAGGGCTTGCATGTTTAAGAACCCTGCTAAAAACCCCGAACCTTCGCGGACAGCTACATCCCCTGCTTTACTGCTCGTGTCCTCAATATCGGTTCCAAATAAGAACTTAGCACCTTTATCTAATGCTTCAGAGCGTGTTTTTTTAAGTTCACGTACCGCGTCTCTACCCGTATTCTCTTTTATTACTTCTGGTACTTTGCCTTCTTTAATAGACATAAGAAGTTTACCGGCATCTCGATTTTCTGGTGCCGGGGCTAATATTGCATCAATCAATTCGTCTACTACTGCATCAGTGTCGCGCTTCTTAGAGGACATACCTACTAAACGACGAAAGATGTTACGTATTACGTCCAGTACATCTTGCAGTACAGATGCCGAAGTGGTCGTAGACATACCCGCTAGTTCATTACGAAATTTAGGGTTAGCCATAAACTCTGCTACGAACTCGTCTAAAGATTGTGAACCGTAGTAAGAATTTAATTGGTCTTTTGTCTCGTCGTATATCTTCTGTAGCCGTTTGGTAGTACCGGCTTTAGGGTCGGCAAGTGATTCGGATACACCAGCGTGAGCAGTCTCGTGCAAGATAGTATGCGTATTAACACCGTAGTCTTTATCAAGAGTTATGGTATTGGTCTTAGGATCAAATATACCTGCTGCCGGTGTGCCATCATCGTTAGTTAAATTTTCAACTACTTTTATTCTAGTCGTACCCCTACCTGCGGTATCAAGTAGCTTTCTAGCGTATCGTTTTATAACTGGGTTAGGGTGGTGTCTGACTAAGTAACTTAGCGCGTAGGGTAAACTAGCAACCGTCTCCGATGGGTTTCTCAGCACGGCATCTATAACTTGCTGCGGCGTTACTTCTAGGCTTTCAATGGCGTTCTTGGGTAACGAAAGCGTATTGTAAGCCTGCCGTTGAGTCTCCATATCATTTTTACGATCCATTCTAGCCGCATCTTGATCTTTTGGAGATAACGTAGCAATGTCAGCTTCAAAAGCAGCGTTTGCTTGATCGTCAGATATATTTATTCCCCCACCAAAATCAGAGTTATAGTACCCTTTGTTAGTGGCAGTGGCCTTTTGCCCCACAGCAACTTTTGCTTGTTTTTCGCGGGTAGCGTTTGCAGCCGCTATTTCATCGGCATCACGAGGTACTCCTTGAGACTTTTTCTTTTTACCCGACTCAACTAACTTCTTTATTTTAGCTAACGTCTTTTTATCTGAGTCAGTTAGTGTTTTAGGGTCTTTGTTTACTACGGCTTTAAACTGTTTGGTTGTAGTCCTCTTATCCGCTATTTTACTTCTACTAGCAGCATCTTTTGCTGTATCGAACGCTTCTTGTACTTTGGTTTTACCCTCTGTAGATAGGTTCTTATTCGCCCATGAAAGTACTCGCTGTGCCTCTACCTTACCCATACCCCTAAAGAAAGCGGCTTCGCCTAGAGGCTGCGCTTTTAATTCGTTTCTTTCGGTTCTGTATTTGTCTGCATTTGTAGATACATCATAATTAGCAAGAGTAAGCCCGTTTGCAATATCTCCAGTAACTGCACCGGCTTCTAAATAGGTACGTACAGCATTTTGTTCTTGCCATGCCTCTAGGGGCACATCTTTAGGTCTGTCTTTCTGGCTGGTAGTTTTTGTAACTGCGTCTATAGCAGCCCTATCCGCCGCCGATAAGTCTTTTAGCGTAGATGTTTCAGCAACCACATCTTTAAACTCTAAACTTTCTGGAGCGCGTTTGCCTTCAACAAACTCTTTGTCGTACGCTAAGTTTAACGTGTCTTCGGCAGCTTTAAGTTCTTCAGGCGTACCCGTAGTTCTAGCTGTATCTAAGTCTACCTGCGCCTGTTCAAATTCAGATTTAGGTCTAACTAATTCTTCTGCTTCTTTTTGTAGCCTAAGTTGAGCGTCGTATTCTTCTCGCGCATTTGCTAAGAGTTGGTTATTACCTCTAACAAGCATACCCGCTTCTGTGTTTATTTGTTTTGGAGTTCTTTGCGCTCCTATGGGTAACTTTGCGTTTTCCACCATCAACTCAGCTTCTATTTCTTGAAGCGTAGGCGTACCTTTTTCTAAATCAACTACTTGCTTTCTAAGAATCTCTACGTCGTTTGCAAGTGTAGGGTCGCCATACAAAAATTCTTGTTGTTCTTCGGTAGTAAGACTATCTAATACAGCTTTCTTTTGTGCATTGGGGCTTACGTTTTCAAACTGCTTCTTGCCCTTTCCATATACCGGCGTTTGTATAGCTTTAATTTTTTGGTCAAATTGTTGTTGCTGAGATTCTGACAA